CACCTTCTTCCAAATCCTCAATACGCAGTGTATCCTTGTCAAATTTTAAGTCTACTTTTTGTCCTACACCACTACTGCTTCTGGTTTTCATAAACTGTATCTGATATCTACCACGCTCACGCATAGCATTACTAGTAAAAATACCCACAACATTGTCTGCTGTGTTAATCTTACTAATACCACCCGCAATATGACTGTGGTCAAACTCTATTTCTTCTACTGCACTTCTGTTTAACTGGCTTGCTGTTACCATTAATAGGTTACGTTCCATTGCTAAATTACGCAATTCTTCACTCACATACTTGTCTTTAACAAACATATTCTCTGCTGAAATCTTAACACTGATAGGACTCATTAAGTCTAAGTAATCAACTAACAAACAATCTACTTTTATACCACTTTGAATCTCATACTCTCGCAAAAACACACGTATATCATTTGTTGTCATTCCGCTAGGCATATACTTAACACGCAATTTTCCAGACTTTTTGCCTTTCATACGCACTTTTAGATCAACATCATCCATGTTACGCATAATGTCTTTTGCTGCATATCCACTTACCATGCTGTCTAAACGCATACTTACTAACTGCTCACTGAGCTCTAAACTAATGTAAACAACATTTAATCCTGCTAATGCCCAGTTAACACCAAAGTTCTGCAGGAACAAACTTTTGCCCGAACCTGAACCACCTGCAAATATTGTGATCTCACCTCTGTTTACGCCGCCATACAGCTTCTGATCAATGCCTTTCCAGCCCGTACTGGTTGCGCCACTCTGTGCTTTAATCCACTCTAAACGTTCTTTGGGATTGTCAAAATAGTCTAGTCCCAAGTCTTTCACTAGCCCAATTTGAACTGCCTTCTTAATCTTGTCTTCTACTGCACCGTAATTTTGCTTTTCCAAATCATCAGTGCTTTCTATGATTGCTTTCTCTAATGCCTTGTGCCTACAAAAAGTCTCAAACTCGTTAAGAAACCAGTCTTGATGCTCAGGTGTTACATTCTGTATTACCTCAATATCAATTTTGCCCACAGCACGTATTTGCTCCAGTGTTGGAATCGTGTTATAGTCTTTACTATGATTCATTAATAATTCTATTGTGGGTTTAAATTTACGATTCCAATTATCAGCATCCACGATGTTTAGACATCTGCTAAACAAATCAGGGTCACTCACTAAAAATTGTAAAAACAAATGCTGTATTTCTTCTGTGTATTCTGTAATTTCGCTCACATCATCCTCATCTTAACTTCTTTTTTAATATCATTGTCTGTTGCATGTTTAATTATACTTGCCACAGTTGCGAGCCTTCCGTATTTGGCGCAAGCATCTGCTGCATCTTTTATGTCAGGTGCCCAGGGAGGAAAACTTACTTCCCAACCTAATGCTATACTTTGCTTAATTAACTCTTTTCCTGCTTCATCTTTGTCAGGGCACACGATTACTCGCTTGTTTAATTGTGTTATTAGATGTGCCTGTTCTGCTGTAACCTTATTACCTAGAATGCTTACTCCGTCTACAAGCAAAGCATCAAATATGCCTTCTACCACAATAATTATTTCTCGTTCCTGTGCTGTAAATTGATCTATGTTAAACACATATCCTGGTTGCAGATTATGTAAATATTTTGCTGTGTTTTTATCAGGGGGAGCTATATGTCTACCGCTCCAACCCACAAGTTCATTATTAAACATAAAAGGTACTATTACTCTACGTTTGTTTAGCAAATCTGTAAAATGTAATAACGGGTACAGTCCATATATTCCTCTGCTTTTAGCATATTCTACAAGTTCGTGATTTGAAGGCAAGTCATCTATACTTATAGCACTGTCAGGTAGTTCAACTGGATCAAACTTTTTGTTTATATAATTAAACGATGTGTCTATTTCTGCCGATTCTAATTCTTCACTGTACTTCAAAAGATCTAATTGAACTGCATGAACTGCTTTATTGTCTGCGCCTAACCTAGACGCAATTTCCTTATACTTTTTGCCTAAGAATGGACTAGGACTCCAGCCAGTTTTAAACCCGCAATTAAAACAATTATAACTTATACGAGGACCTTGCTGTATAATTCCTGCACGTTTGCGTTTGTCTGGACACATAACACAGTCAAAGGTTATCCAGCCACTAGGCGTTTTAGAATTGCGTATTGGCAAATGTTCTGTTAGTAGACTGTGTACAGATGAAACTATTTCTTCTAGCATTTAACTAGTATAGCACAATTTATTATTTTGTCAATTGCGAAGTAGTACTTTAGAAACATCACCTGTTATTGGTTCGCTAACTACCCGAATCCAATTACAGTTAATTTGAAAATTAGTGTGGGCTAGTGTTATATTAGCGTCTGAAATTGACAAGCTGTTTACATCGAACCAGTCAGTACTTAGGTCCTCTAAGTCAGGAGTTGATCGCATACAACTTGCTTGCACTGTGATGTTTCCTGTAAAGCCATCCAGATAGAATGCAGCAGTGTGGGATGCGTTAGGAAAGTTCTTCTCTAGATTACCTAGTAATGCATTTGTTACAAAAATATTTGCATCATCGCCTAACAAAGTGTTAGATGTTTGTACAAAAGTGTTTTGTTCCTGTGTAGCAATAGGACTTGCGTAACCTTGATCACTGATTTCTATAGTAAAGCGCATGTTGTTGTTTTGATCAGCGTAAAACGGCGTATCTTCGTTTTCTACGGTAGAACGAGTTAGGAACATATGATATAAACCCTGAGATAAATTTTGTATGTCACCTTCAAAGATATACAGTTTAACTTTACCTAAATCTAGTGTGTTTTCTAATATTTTAGTTACCACTCTAGTACCGGTAGTAGGATCTACTATGTAAGCTCTTATTGTGTCGGGAGCTACATTTTGCAACTTCCTATCCCTATTTCTTACATTAAAAATAAGTTCATTTGATACACCTTTGTGTATTTTTAGATATCTTGAATTCATAGGCCTGTTATCCACATAAATATGATCAGTTGTTACAACTAAATCAATGCTGTTTTCATAGAGATATAATTTATTGTCAGTATTACTCATAACTATATTTATCTTTGCTAAATAAATACACATGGCAGGCGACAATGATAATTACGAGAATTTAGAGTTTCTAACTGGTATTTCCTATGCAGGAAAAGAATATGTAGGGATTGTAATAAATCAAGATAACCAAATTACTACATTTTACGACGTAGAGTCAATTCATTCAGTAAATCTTAAACAAAAATTCTTAGAACTTGGAGAATTATGGTGGTGGGAAAGTAACCGGCAAATCCCTATTGACATTTTTCTTAGGCACGAAATGATTGGATTCAAGGAATGTATCAAAACATTTTCAAACAAAGATGTAAAAATACTTTTTGGTCCAGTAACTAGCATGCAAACACTTTTAAAGAAACGTATCAAACGCCGCAGTATCCAACTAATCCGCAAAACTACTTAGTTTCTCACAAATTAAATTTAATTGAACACAAATAGCTATTGCATAGCTTATGGCGTGAGACTTCTTGAAATAGTAGGAGTTATCTACTGGGGCTTGCCATACAGTTTTGGTAACATTTGACCAGTCCAAGCCCCGTAAGTGTCGCTTGGCTGGTCGGATAATTGCTAGCAGCATGGCTAAGTGTTCTACGCTACTAGGCTTATACTCTTGCATTAAGTCAATATACTTATTAATATGAAACAATTGGTTGACAACTTCCTCATGTTGTAACAGTTCCCATAAAGGTTCTCTGTTTAGCAGTGTATCTAAATGATCTTCGTTACGTATATCTTTGTATATGCTATTGTTAAGAAAGTCTACTTTAAACCAGCCTTCTGTTTCGGCACGTTTATGATCTATTGAACTATATCCTTCCAACGGCATTACAGGAATATTTTGCAAGTATACACCTGTATTGTGTTTTGTATACTTGCCATCCTTTAATATACTAGCTGGGGTATGATCCAGTATGTTTAATATTTCAGATCGATCTGCTAAGTCAATGTCTACATCAAAATCATATTTCATATGTATATTATATAACTAACCATCGGTTGTTGTCAAGTGTCCATTTTACCGTTTGCTCTAGTCTATCAAACACAGGTTGAGGTTTCCAGCCCATTTGTTCCATTTTTTCGCCGCTAAGTGCATAACGTAAATCATGTCCAGGTCTAGCACTGTGGAAATCTAGCATCTCATAGTTAAGAGGTTTGCCTTGCACATCAGCAATAAACTGTGCTAGTTGTAAATTGTCTAACTCCTCTGAACCCACAATATTAAACTTCTGGCATTTTGCATTACCATAGTCTGGTTCCAGCTTGCTTAAATCTGCATTCAATAAAAACATTACTGCACTGCTAACATCCTCAGCATGAATGTAATGTCTACTACCTGCTTTGGTTTTAGCTGAGTTACTGTGCACTGTGATAAGTTCACCATCTCTGGTTCTCTTAATGCACATGGGAATATACTTTTCTGGATGCTGTCTTTCACCAAACACATTCATAGTGTGAGTAATAATAACTGGCAAGCCATAAGTGTTCTCAAATGCAACCGCCATCTCCTCACCACCTGCTTTACTTGCGCTGTAT